CACCAATTACTACGATTACGATTATCGCAACAATTCCTGCTTTAATCCAATCTTTCATGCTCCAGTCTGACCACTCTTTTATGTGATCCCATAAGTCTTGTAATAATTTCATATTACCTCCTATTTTTTAAAAAATTTAGTAGCACCTTTTATGGAAAATGAGGCACTCACAATTAGTCCTAAACTGTAAAAATACCAATCTGGAGTTTTTTCTAATGCTTGAAAACCCCTCTCAACATACTCAACAGTAAAAGGAATGAAACAAAGTATTAAAGGTAGTGAAAATACTATTGTTAAATATTCATCTTTCCATGACTCCTTACTAGATTTCATGGCTTCCAAATCCCAATCTAATTCTCCTTTAATTCTTTTTTCCATTAAAGAAGTTTCAGCTTTAATTTTTGTTAATTTTTGTTCAGCTTTAGCTTTTTTAGTTTCAACTACACCTTTAACAACATCTCCTGCTACACCGAGTAAAGGTTTAATCAATAAATTTAACATATGATGCTACCTACTTGCTGATAATAAATATACAGATTACAAAATTCTATGAGAACTAAGGCTGTAAATAGTGTTGTTATAATTATCTTCATTTTATACTCTCCAATATGTCACATAATGCAGAAACCCTGTTAGTGGCTTGATTTCGATACCACAGGCTGTTTTTTAGCTCTGCTGATGCATCAGTCCACCGACCTTCGTTTAGGTGTTCTATAGTGCGTTTAAACGATGAAAATCCTTTAGCACCTAAAACAAAGCAACATTCAATCGCTATTTCCTGTGCTTTTGCATGTAATTTATCAAAATCAGTTACTCTCTTTGCAGAGTTAAGTGCAATGTTAAAATCATACTCAAAAATCTTTTCTAAGTGTTTTTGATCGTAATGTTTATCATCATCCCACTTCTCATCAGATCTGCATAAATGCCCATAGCCAATAGTTCTTTTACCTAATGAGTCTAAGTAAACCTTATTGCGATAACCTTCATGTTCTTTAATACGATCAATTAATTTTTCATGTTCCATCTTGTCTTTTCCTTGCGTAAAATTTGTAAACCTTTTTCCAGGTAAATCATGGCATCGCCTAACTCTTCCAAAGTATCGACAAACATTTCTTCTAAATCTTTGTGAGCTTGATCCATCGTATTACCAAACTTTTTTGTGCCTGCTTCAGATCTATCAGCTATTCGCTGAATTACTTTCTGAGCAATAGGATCTTCTACTGTCATATTTTACCAGTCCATTCTCCTCTATCATTGAGAGGCATTGCATATATAACTGGCTGATTATTTATTATTGCTCCTACACTAATTATTGGTCTTTTAATAAAGTTTTTTCCATATTTAAAGGCTTCTGATTTAGGATTTATAGAACTACCTACAATCATTGCAAAATTAAGCGAAGTTGGAGAACTCCAATATTCTATACTCGCCTTAGTATGTTGATGGGAACAGCAATAGCTCATACCTAATTCTTTAGAACTAGACAAAACATTTGATTTAAAATGATGTGTAAAAAAAACTTTAGTTTTATTTGGAAGCTGTAAGATTAATTTATTATGCCAAGTCCATTTCCACTTTTTATCTATTTCTAATATATCGTTTATGTCTTTAAGGAATGAATTTGGTATTAAAGATTTTTCTGCTAATCGTTGAATGCGAATATCGTGATTACCCCACAAAATAGGCATAGGTGTTGGAAATATTTTTCTTAACTTTTTAATGCATTTAATAGCATTTTTAATTTCAAACTTAATGTTAGGCAACTCAGCACTATGTAAATGTTGGCTGATAGCATGAAAGTCCACTAAATCTCCACTTGCTAAAGTCATTGTTGGAGAAATATGATCTCTTAATTTTTTTATCCATTCAAAATAATTTGGATGTTGATATGGAAAATGTTGGTCGCTTAAAATAAGCAGTCGTTTTGTATTCATACAAGTCCTTTAGTAAGGATGGCTAATCCATTAATCGTAAAAATGTATAAATTGCTCCTAATATTGATCCGATAAATATGGCTGTTCTAATAGCACCTTTTCCAGTTGCCATTTCTTGTTTTAATTTCATTACTTCTTGTCTATTTTCTTTTACTTCAGATTTAATCTCATCTAATGTTTTGCAAATTTGTGAATATTGATTTTCCCAATCAGACATTTGTATTCTCCATAGGTGTATTGCATTGTAAAATTACTGTAAGTTTTCTCTCCACCATATCTGTATGGAGATAATCTCTTAAATTATCTTTAGCTAAACTGCACTCATTAGGATTATTAAATATTAATGGTACTTCACTTTTAAAACAAAGTGTTTGATCTAACTCTCCTACATTAAGCATACAAATCATCGCAAATATTTTAAACATTATTTCATTTTAGATAATGGATTATCTAATGCTCTCTTGATGTTTTTATCTGTTTTTTCTTCTAATGCTTTCATGTCATCTTTTATATTGGTTATAGCTTCTTTTAAATCTCTTGCGTTTTCTCTGCTATCTTCTTTAACTTGTTGCTCTACATCATTAACAATTTTCTCAATGCGTCTTACATCTTGTCTAAGATCATTCTTTAATTCGTTAGCTACATCACTAACAAGGCTAATCTCTTGCAAAATCATACTCATTTCAGATTGCATCATTTCTACTTCTTGCTGAACTAAATCTACTCTTTTATCAAAACCACTAAGGTCTGGTGCTGTGTAGTTTTGTATTTGATCTTTCATGTCTAAGTAATCTTTGTAAAATTCAAAACCACCCCATAGACCACCTCCAAGAGTAGTTAAGGCTGTAAGAATAACAAATATTTTCCCACCACGAAACTTAGCACCTGCAAATTCTAATTCTGCCATCGCTAATCCAAATCCGTCTGCCATTGGCTATCTATCATGTCGTTCATTAATCCATCACTTCCTGCAAATAAAAAATAACTTGCTATATCGTTATCGCTAATGACACTATCTGGTAGTGTTGCATTAGTAAAAAATCCTACTCTGTCGTTAATTTGTTTTTGTGAGTCAAAGAAACTTTTAGTATTACCTAATACTTGCATAACAATTAATGTTTTCATTTGATTAGCAGAGTCATATCGTTGCTTGTCATCAATCTTTTTCATAATTTTTTTGACAGCTTTTTCTTTAGAGCTTTCTTTTTTTGTTTCTTTAGGCTCTGGTTTAGGCTCTTCTTTTTGTTCTTCTTTAACTTCTGCTACTTCTTTTGTTTCTTCTGTTGTTTCTTCTACAGGTTGTTCTTCTACTTCTTCAACAGCTTCTTCTATAGTTTCTTCAACAGGCTCTTCTATTGTTTCTATTTCTGCTTCAATCTCTGCTTCTATTTCAATTTCAATTTCTATTTCAGCAATTTCTATTTCTTCTATTTCTAATTGAACAGTTTCATAAGTAGGCTCATCAATTTCTATTGGCTCTAAAATAAAACCTTCATCAGTATCTATTGCATCATTAGACTCAAAGACATCTTCAACAACATCTATTATGTCCTCTGGAGCATCAAAGTTTAACGCAATAAACATTTCTACCGAAGAGATAGACTGTGTTATTATTGTGTTAACCACATTGTAAAGTACATTGACAGACACATCGTCAAATAAAACTCCAACAGCAAGGTTTATATCTCTGCCACCTACTTCAATAATAACTGTTGTAAGGCTACCAGAGAAATCAAATCCACCTTCATAGGATTGATACCCACTTGCTACACCACTTGATGATAAAATATCAGTACCAGAAAAAACATTAGTTTTTCCATTTCTACCTGTGATGTGCATATAGATAGAGTCTTGGCTGTCTGGTTTATCTACTTTAATTGTGTAGTTAGTTCTACCACCATGCGTAATATTAAGATCAGAAATATCTACTGTATTTATAAAAGTAGTACCCATTCCTTCTACACCCATAGCAGAGGTAGAATTACCAGAGCCAGTAATCATGGCACATTTATCAGTACCTAAATTATAACACCCAGAGCCACTTGGCATAGATGCACTACCTTGACCACCCCAATCAATATCCATATCTCCTTCTTTAGAAGATACAACATAATCATTATCTCCATCTAAAATATCAAGAGAGTCTTGGTTAGTAACTGTAGTTGTTGTTATCGTAGTATCTGTGGTAGTCGTTATTGTGATACCATCAGCTTCATGTTCAATAGTTTCAGTAATTACTTCGTCTATTATTTCTTCTACTGTTGGCGAACATAAACCGATTGTATCTGTTGAACAATCAACAGCATGACTAGAATAAGATAGGGAAACCGATATACATAGCCATAGCCATAAATATAAACTTCGCAAATTCTTCATCACTTTTTGTTTGTTCCTTTGGTTTTATTAATTCTTTGTTTAGTAAAAAACTACCTTGAGGGATTAATTGAGGATTTTCTTCCCAACCTTTTTTTGCATCTTCTCCTATTGCACCTTTGTATGGACAATAAGTTCCTGCCATAAACATAGCATCAAAAACACGATAATCGTCATTACATAGCAAACTTATAGATGCAACTTTCATACCCATAGAATACAAACTACGAGCAAGTTTAATTCTCTCACAGTTTTCATCTGTAATTGTAATGCCAGATGCTATTCCTAGTATTTGTGTTTGTACTGCTCCACTTGTTGCAGTTTTACAAATATCAGAATTATTAACTACGACACTTGGAGCATTAGCTGTTGGAGGTGTATTGTTTGTAACTACTGTTGAGGAAACTGTGTTTGTGTCTGCACTTTTAACATCAGTTGTAACAGCAACAAAAGTTATTGCTGTAAGTAAAATAAATAATGTTTTCATTTACCACAAGTACACTTTCCATCTTCGCAACAAGGATTAATCATTTGCACTATCCCATGCGTCTTGCAATGTTTTTAATCCATCAGTACATTGTTGTTCTGTTGGTAAAGAATGAGGATTATTTACCATACTACCATTAACCCCATATTCTTCTGTTAATTGTAAATTTGCATAAACTTTGTTCTTGCTATCTGTCCAAGTAAACCATTGATTAGGGTATAATTGAATAAGATAATCTTGAATATGATTTGGTCTGCCAGTTGTTCTATCCATTTTAAGTATCTCCTAATCGTATAAAAGTAAACCAAGTGTAACTAGCTGATGAGCCACCAGCTAAAACAACACTACTATTAGTTACATTTTCAAAAGCAAATTTACATTTACAATTTGTTGTACTTGTAACATCAAATTGAAATTCAACATCTATATGTGTTTGTGTTGCATTAGATTCAGCTTGTTTAATATGTGAATATCCTACAGCCGCAGTAGAATAACTTGAATTGTTTGTTGTTGTATTAATACTTAAATGTTGATGTCTGCTTTCTCCATTAAAATATAAATCACCATGTCCTTTTATTAACCATATGCCAGTAGTAGGAAAAGTCCATAAACCAGAACTAACTGTCATATCTGAGCCAAGACTTGCATATCCATCTGTATCAACTTTTTCTAAATTTGCAGAAATAGGATCTACAGCACCAGTTAAATCAGAAGTCATTCTCCACATAGAAGCATGGGTAATACCACCTTGAACATAATTACT